CTAAACAAATCAGCACGACCATTGAAACGCGGCGGACGCCGCATATACTCCCCAGTCTCGCCGTTCATTGTGAAGTCCCCCGTATCGCCACCCCAGGCAGTCCCAAGAACGGGAACGTCGCGGGCCATGTCTGAGCGTGCGGGAAACTTGGCAGAAGTGTCAAACGGACGCACTTCCTCAACCGGGGTATTGACTCCAAGAAACTGACGGATCGCGACTCCCTCGGCGTCGCTGATACCTCTCTTCTTATGTATGATTTTGCTCAACTGAGGCGGGGCCAGTTTAAGATGAGCGGCAAGCTCAGCTTGTGTTTTTCCGCGCTCGATTAGCTTTTGAGCGATCCATTTCGGGTCCATATTCCATGTTGCCTTTATCGTCACGACGATAAAATTGCCGATATGGAATATTGTAGTTGCCTAGAAGTTGCCAGTATGGCAACCTCCAGCAACATGATCCAGCAGACCATAAAAGAACTCACGCCGACCAAGGTCGCAAAGGCCATGGGAATGCCGACTTCGACCGTATTCCGGTGGATGACGCAGGACAGAATCCCCGGCCGAGGAATGGCGCACAAGTGGCGGCTCGACCAATTTGAGGCGGCTGTGAGGAAACTGCGCCGCTCCTCAAAGCGGGCGAGGGCATAGCCATGGCCGCTCCCATGACAGACGCAGAGAAGCTGAGAGAACTCATCTGGTGTGCGCGCGTTTTTCGTGATGCGGGCAGCGACGTTCTGAAGATTCGAAATTTCTGGCCGCTTGTAGAAGCCGCCGAGGCCCACCTTTCCACACTGCCGAAGGTCAAGACAGTCGAACGCTGGGCCGTGACGTACTGGTCGCTGACGGATCGCACGACGGTATGCCGTATGTGCGTTGATGAGGATCACGCCAATATCTTGGTCGCATCGAACGGCTCGACGGCGCGCAAGCACCAGCTTTCGACGCTTGAACACCAAGAAGCCCCGGAGGCGTAAATGGCTCCGCGCAAGGCCCCCAAGATCAAGACAGGCGGCGTGATCCAGGCCGCGCACCTCAAGTCGATTGTGGAGCGCATCGAGCGGCTTGTCGAAGAGCGCAAGGGCATTCAGTCCGACATTAAGGACATTTTCACCGAGGCAAAGGGCGTCGGCTACGACGTGCCGACCGTCCGCAAGGTGATCGCCTTGCGCGCCATGGACGAAGGCGACCGGGCGGAAATGGAGACGCTGGTCGATACCTACATGCACGCGCTTGGAGAGGGCAAAAAAACGGCCGTGGAAGCGATGCAGCAGGGCGCTGGCACCCGAGAGGCCGCCCTGCGCGCAGGCATCGCAGTGGGCGCCGCATCGCAATTGCGGACAGGTGTTCACGGAATCGAAAACGATGAACATTCAGAAACGCCGGAATTAGACACCCCGGCGGGCGGCGGCGAGGGCACGGCGGAAAACGAGGCCGCTTCAGCCCCCGTCGCTGCCGAGAATTCCGACAACATGCCGCCTATACCAACGTTTCTAAGGCGCGTCGCATGACCGGCCTCTGCCTCTTGGTGGTGTGCTGCGTAGTGCTGATGGTGGAATGCCATGAGTAGGGGTGGCTCGCTTACGCTCGCGGAGAACTGCGGCAAGCAGGAGTGCGCCAAACTCAAGGTGTTGGACCTCTTCTCAGGCATCGGCGGCTTCAGCCTTGGCCTTGAGCGGACGGGCGGCTTCAAGACCGTCGCCTTCTGCGAAATCGAGGAGTTTCCCCGCCGCGTGCTGGCGAAGCACTGGCCGGACGTACCCATCCATCGAGACGTGCGGGAGTTGAAGGCGGAACATGTCGGACCAATCGACGTTATTTGCGGCGGATTTCCCTGCCAGGATATCAGCACGGCTGGCAAAGGCGCGGGGCTCGCAGGTGAACGCAGCGGCCTCTGGCGTGAATACGCCCGTCTTGTTGGCGAGATTCGACCCCGATACGTCATCGTGGAGAATGTCGCCGCGCTTCTCGGGCGAGGACTCGGAACCGTTCTCGGGGACTTGGCCGCGCTCGGGTACGATGCGGAGTGGCATTGCATCCCGGCTTCCGCCGTTGGCGCCCCTCATAGGCGCGATCGGGTCTGGATTATTGCCTGCGCCGGAGGCGAGCAACACGAAGTCCAAAGCGATGCGATCGGGCGGAAGATCACCGCGCGACTTCATGAAGCCTTGGCCCACGCCAGGAGCGAACGATGCACAGAAGCGCGGAAAGATCGCGAACGACCCAAGGAACGGACTTCCGGCTGCGGTGCGGTTTTTCCCGACACCGTGTGCGGCGGACAATCGAGACAGGGGCGGACCAACGACACCGGCCATCCAACGGCGCGCGGAAATAGGGAAATCAATAGAATTATCCATGACTGTGGATGGTCCTTTGAACCCGACGTGGGTCGAGTGGCTTATGGGGTTCCCTTTGGAGTGGAGCGCCTTACCGGACTCGGCAATGCCGTCGTCCCGCAAGTTCCCGAAGCGATAGGCCACGCCATCTTGGCAGCGGAGGGCCGCGCATGACGACGCGCCCGCGCCCATTCCCACATATCGACCACGTTATCGGCGCGAGGCCGTTGCCCGCCGATCTGCGCGCCTCCCCTGGTCAGCGCAGGCCCGACCGTTTGCTCCCCGCGCGGTCGGGCATTCTTTCCTCCCGTGGCGTTCTGCTCATCCGTCACGGAACCTGCGCCGCTGGTGCTGCCCTCGGGCGCACCAGCGGCGACTTTCTCCAATTCTACGCGGGTGGCCTTCAGCTTGGCGGCCAGACCACTCGCGAGAGTGCCTACAGCTATCCAGTTCGATGGGTTCGTCGGCTTCCTCATATTCAACAACATGAGGGCATCCATGACCAAGAAGTTGGAGCAGTATTCCAAGGAGTCGGAAATGAACACGCACGCTGAGGCGCGAGCCCTGCTTTGGGCCGTGGTTCCGTCTCGGATCGAGGACAACCGCAAATCCTGGCTGGCAAGGGCCGCGCGCACGATGGGCTGGGGCGAACGCCGCACCCGCGCGCTGTTCTACTGCGAGGCGCGTTGCGTAACCGCCGATGAGTGGCGGCAGTTAAACCAGCGTCTAGACCAACTAAAAGCCGCCGAAAGACGGCACGGGGAGAGCTTGAATGAACTACGCGATGCTTATTCGACTGCGGGGGCTCGCCTGCCTGTGGCTGGCGGAAAGACTGTCTCCGCTGATGACGCGACTGCGCCAACAGGCGGCGCGCGACTACGGGCGCACGACTAGGCCCGCTGGCGACCTGTTCGATCAAGACAATCCAAGCGACTGGGGAGGAAGATGATGCACTTCATGCCGGACAGCGACACAGGCCACCTAAGCCTGATGCACACGCGCCTGAAGGCCCTTCACGACTCCATGCGGAGGCGGGGAGCGTCGGAGGCGGCTATCGCGCGACTGCCCAAGTTGCCGATGCTGGTAAAGCCGATCGATCACGGCCTCGCGCCTGTCGTTCTGGCGACGCCCCGGAACGGCACCGACTACGCGGCGCAGGAACGGCTGCGGAAGATCCGCGAGCCCGGCTACGTCAAGCCCGTCTACAAGCACAAGGCAAAGGCTGCGGTGAAGCAGTACGCGAGCGTAGGCTATGACTTGGACTGGTATCGCGGGGACACCTGCCCCGAACAGTTCCGCCGCGCCATACAGATCATCGACATCGTGGCGGTTGCTGCGGGCATCAATCCCTGGCGCGTGCGGAGCAAGAGCAAACCCGCCGACGTGGTTCCGGTGCGCCAGATCGGCATCAAGCTGGCGCTGGAACTGACGCGGATATCCGCCGCCCGCCTGTCGGCTGCTTTTGAGTCCGAACATTCGACGATCCGGCACAACCACCGCCGCGCGCGGCTGCTTCTCGATAGCGGCGACGCGCTCGCCACGGACCTGCACGCGAGGGCGCTCGCAGCCTGTCGTGCCCGGTGGCCGGAATACCAGATCGAACAGCAGAGGGAAGCGGCATGACTCGCATGGAATTCATTACGGCGTTCAACCAGTTGGAGCCCGGCAAGGGCTTTGCCTACCACGTCGGGAACCTGTGCCGTGACCGTCAGATGGGCAAGGACGGCGCAAACATTTCGACGGTGGCGAACGAGGCCATGCTTTGCCAAGCGCGCGGGCTGGCGTTCCTCGTGCAGCGCCGCGTCGAGCCCGGCATCGATGCCACCGACAACACCATGCAAGAGCGCTGCGAATACATCATCCGCAAGCGTGTGTCCGTGGCTGCCGCGCCGCGAACGGTCAACGAGATTCGCGCCGCGATCAAGGCGGCGAGCTTTGAAAGGGAAGCAGCATGACCGACATCAAGACAACCGGCGCTTTGTTCATCACGGACAAGCAAGGCAACGCCAACCGGCCGGACTACAACGGCGACTTCAAGCTGACGCAAGAGTTCCTGGCGGCCCTCGTGGATGCGCTAGGCGACCAGCCCGATTGCAAGGTGAAGCTCGCCGGCTGGAAGAAGCAGGGCCAGAAGGGTCCATACCTCAGCCTCAGCATCCAGCCGCCTTTCCGCAGCGATGGGCAGTCGCGGCCGACCGGAGCGCCGACCAAGCCCACGGGCGGCACCGTGCATTCGGACGAGATTCCGTTTTGAGAGGGGATGTCATGACCTACGAATACCGTGCGCCGATGGGGCGGCCTGTCAGTACCCCGCCGATGGACTTCCGCAGCAACGGTCATTGCGACCATGCCGCGCCGGGCGGCGGTAAGCCCGTGCGGCGTGATGACGAGACGACGCCGCAATATGCCTCGCGGTGCGCTGCGTGGCGGATGGCAAATGACCCGGAATACGTCGCCCGGTGGCGTGATCGTTCCGCAATGTCTGCGAAGGTGCGAAAGCGGCGAGTGGAGAGGGTTGCCAGCAAACTCAACAAGACCGAGACGCGGGGAACGTGGATGACTGCCGAGCAATGCGCGAAGGCACAGTCCATTAATTTGACGACCGCACACGGACGCGCTCGCAAAGAGGGCTGGGAAGTCAATCGCTCCACGTATCCGTGGATTTTTCTGGTGCCGCACGCTGCGCCCGCAATCGTGGCACCGGAGCCGCAAGGCGAATGGCTGACGTATCCGCAGCTATGCGAGCGCGTCGGGTATGGCGGGGGGCATCCCAGCCAGTTCGCACGGAAGACAGTCGAAAGATACGGTTTTGAATATCGGCACTCGGACGATGGGCGAGCTGAGGTATACGTCCCGGCAGACGCGGTGCTGGCGCAGTGGAAGCCTCGCAAGTTGAGAGGCGGCGGTCAGATGGTATCTGCCGCCGTCATTGCCGAACCGCCTGCACCGCCGACGTTCTGGCAGCGCATCAAGTCATGGTGCGGGCTATGAGCGCGCCCTACGGCTGGAACGAATGCCGCATCGACCTGGAGAATGGGGTCAATCCCGACACGGTCGCAGAATGGCTTGGCGAGCCCGTCGAATACCTTCTTGAGGTCGCTGAAATGCAGGGCTGGCCCATCCGCTGGAGCGGCCAGACGGCGCAGCAGTCCATCGACGCGGGAGAGAGGTTCCTGTGATTGTCACGGAACAAACCGGACGGCGGATTGCCGAGGCTTTGGAGCGGCTTGCCGAGGCCATTGAAAGCGCGAAGCCGCTGACAGCATCAGAACCCCGTCAGGGCGTGTGCATTGTGTGCGGGACGCGACATGGCCTGACCGTGACATGTCCGGCCTACATAAAGATTTCCCAATGAAGCCCTCCCGCCAAGGAGCCGCCACCATCCTCGCCCTGCGCCGAGCAGAGCGGGAAGTTGTGCGAGCCCGCAAGCGTGCCAAGCGTGCGCGGTCAGGAGACAAGGTTCTCGCGCTGATCCGCCTGCGTGACGCCGTTACCGCCGCGTTGTCGCTGGCGCCGCGAAGGGGAGTGTCGGCATGAGTGCGCGCAGGCGGCTGGTTGAGTCGGCTCTGAGGCGTGGAATCAACCCCGTGATAATAGCAGAACAGTTGGGCGTCAGCCATCAGGCGATATCGCAGATGGTCCAGAGAATGGAGCGCAGCGCGGGCGTTAGTATCCCGCGCCCCCCGAAGAAAATGAGGGTGAGCAAGGCATATCAGACGCTACATGAATTTGTGTGTGGAACGTGTGGCCGTTCATTTGCCGAATTTCACTCAAGCAAGAAGATGTTTTGCTCCCGTCCTTGCGCGCGAAAGAGCCAGAGAACCATTAGCGACGATATGACCAAGCGCGCGATGGAAATGCGCGTCGCGGGGCAGACTTGGAAAAATACGGCAAAACTTCTTGGGCATCCGACGCAATCCCTGCAACGCCGTATCTGGGATTTTCTGCACGGAAATGGAATTTTAACGCGGCAGCTTGTCGTTCGGATTTGGCGTCCGTCCGGGTCGCTACACAGAAAAACCAGTTCGTGGCAGTGGTTGATTGGGATAACGGGCAACGTGCCGCGCGAAGATGAAGCCGGTTATGCGGTCTATCCTTTGGACCAACTCTCGTGGATGCGCGGCCCACAAATTAAACAAGAGAATATCGGGGATGCCGCCTAATGCGCCCCTCCAAATACAAGAACAAGCCCACCGTGGTTGACGGCATCCGCTTTGCCTCCCAGGCGGAAGCACGACGCGATGCGGAGCTTCAGTTGCTCGCCAGAGCAGGGGAGATATTCGCCCTGCGTCGTCAGCCGCGTTACCCGCTGATCGTGAATGGCGCGAAGGTCTGCACCTACGTCGCGGATTGGGAGTACGTCGAGAAGCCCACGCCGGGCGGCCCGACCAAGACCATTTGCGAGGACAAAAAAGGCGTTGTCACACCCGCCTTCCGCATCAAGTTCAAGCTCGCGCAAGCCCTGCATCCCGAGATCGAATGGCGGGTGACATGATGCGCCATGTCGAGCGCACTGGGCGGCAGCGGTACGACTCGCGCCGCACATTCTGGGGCCGTGAATACTTGGTGCTTCAAATCCAGGAGCGCGGCTTGGTGGCAAGCTACATCGGCGGTCACGTTGACTGCGAATGGATGACGCGCTGGCGTGACGCAACAACGGTTGACCTGACCATCACATCCCCCACGGTCGCGAGGGCTGCATGACGCATTTCCCCACCACTTCCGCGCGTATGTGTGCTATACAAATAGACGAGGCGGGCGGCGCTACCAACGCTCATCCCGCCTCTAACCTTCACCGGCTTCTGAGGAGCGCGGCAATGGCTTTTCAAGTTTATATCAGAGACGAGTCTGCCCGTCACGGTGCCAGATAATGGCACGCGATCTGGAGAGAATTGCAACAAGTATCCCGCTGAATAAGACGGCGGGGCTGGTGACGAGTAAGGGCGTTCACTGGACGCCCGACAGAAAGCCAGCAAACGCCCTAATACGGGCCAGCGCTGATCTGCTTCCGGTCAACAACTCGCCCAAGATCAGTGCGACCGCCATCTTCCGCGAACTGGTGGGTAACACGTTCGGGCGCTGGAAGGTGATCGGGTACGCCGCAACGCAAGCGCCGAACAAAAAATCGCGCTGGGTCGTGAAATGTTCATGCGGCAGATACGAGCATCGGCACGCCAAGACGATCCGACGCGCCCCGCAGACCGGCGACAAGTGCGGAGAGTGCCAGCACCTGGATTACGTGCGCCGGAGCTACAAGTTCCATGGCGGAAAAGCGCCCGAGCAGTTTGGTGCGGCCTCAGAGAAGCGGAGTGAGGCATAGCCATGGCCCGTATCCGCACAGTGAAGCCAGACTTTTTCACAAGCGACGACATATGCGCTCTGAGCCCGCTCGCTCGCCTGCTTTACATCGGCTTGTGGTGTGAGGCCGACAGGGAGGGCCGCCTTGTGTGGGCGCCGCGCACCTTTCGGCGGCGGTATCTGCCGGAGGATGACGGCGACATCGCGGACATCTGCCAGGAACTTCTAGACCGTGATCTGGTGCGGCTGTACGGCGACGGCCTAGCCCATATTCCGACCTTCCTAGAGCATCAGCACGTCAATCCGCGCGAGGCAGCGTCCGTCCTCCCGGCACCCGATACGCACGCGTCGCCACGCGACAGTGACGCGCAGGTAGGAAGGGAAGGAAAGGAAGGGGAAGGAAAGGGAAGGAATACAGATACTAGCGTATCTGGGGCTTCCCGTTCCGGGACGCGCCTGCCGGACGATTGGGAGCCGAGCGCAGACGAGCGGGCTTTTGCCGAGCAGCTTGGGCTCAACGCAACGACCGTAGCCGCATCGTTCCGGGACTATTGGCGCGGGATACCGGGGGCCAAGGGGCGCAAGGCAGACTGGCCGGGAACGTGGCGCAACTGGTGCCGCCGCGAGGCCGAGAGAATCGCCGCCAAGCGCGCAGCCCCGCAGACTTTCGCCGCTCGCGATGCCGCCGTGGCAGCGACCACTGTCAACCGTGACGACGATGCCCAATGGCGAGCCCGCATCAGCGGCTGGCGTCCCGGCAAGATGTGGCTGCGTGGCGATTGGGGACCTGAGCCTGGAGAGCCCGGCTGCCGCGTTCCCCCCGCCATCTACTCAGAATGGGCGGCCAAGCACGACAGAAAGGAAGCGGCATGAGCTTGGACATTGACCTGATGGCAGTGCGCGAAGTCTCGGTTTTTGACACCAACATTACTCACAATTTGGCGCCGATGGCCGAGCGTGCCGGGATCTACCAACATTTATGGCGCCCCGAGGAAATCGGGATCACCATGGCGTCCGAATTGATTGAGCCGCTTACCGCTGGCCTCGCCAAGATGAAGGCCGACCCTGACCATTATAGAACGTTTGACGCGCCCAACGGTTGGGGCACCTACAATGATTTCGTGCCCTTCGTTGAGAGATATTTGGCAGCCTGCATCGGAAATCCAGACGCGACCATTGCGGTGTCGCGATGAACCCCAAGAAGCAGGAAAGGGCGGCGGCATGACCGAGCCCACCCCCTGGCCGACGCGCGCCGCACTCAACGAGAGGAACGAAGGATGATATCGCAAGACCCTGATTGCATCCGTTGTGATGATGCGGCGGAAGGCGCTGCTCTCGGCTTGCTTGGTTTGATGACGGGCATCAGCGAGGAATGCTGGTGCGCCGGATGGATGGAGGGCTTGGAGTTTTCGCTGTGGGGCGCTTCTGGCGGAATGCGCTATGGGCAGGGCATTATTACAGAGCGTGAAAGCCAACTGCTCAAACTTTTGAGTGAAGAATGCGATGGATGGTGGCGTTGGGCGGACGGTCCATTATTTATCAGCACGGCTGACTGGCTGCGGTTGCTGGAACCCAAGCCGGAAGGTGCCTCTGAAGCACTCCGCGACGGCGAAGCCGGATCCACCACATGACCCACCTACTGGTTGAGACTGTAGCACTTGCGGCAAAGGCCAGCCTGAAGCGCCAGCTTGGCGGGAAGCCGCTGCCCGGCCCATCAAGCGGCGCGGATGACTGGTCGGCGCAAGGTGGCTCTATCGACCTGGAGGAAGTTGTGCGCGATTGCTTCGCCGCCATCCTCTCCAATGGCTACGCCATAGTGCCTGTGGAGCCGACAGAGGAGCAGGGAGACGAAGGCTGTAAGGTCGGCCTGCTGGAATTCGACCACGCCTGCGAGGTCTACCGCGCCATGCTTTCCGCTGCCCCAAAGGTGATGGGATGAACGGCAAAGCCTGGACCCCCCACGACACCGCCACCTTGCACGCGCTCCACAAGACGCACGCAGACGCGGATATCGCCACCAGAACCGGACATTGCCGGGAAACCGTATGCCGCAGGAGGCTTGCCTTGGGCCTAGATCCGTATGTCCGCGTGAAGTATTCGACGTTCCTGGCGTTGCCCAAGGCATCGCTTGAGGCCATCAGGCGGGCAGCAGCCTAAAGCGCATTTTCCGCTTGCATTTCTAAATCACAACTCGATAGGTGGTTAGGCCGACGCTCACAACAGACGAGCAACGGCATGGGCGAGAAGCCCCTCACTCCGAAACAGCAGCGATTCGTCGCGGAATACCTGATCGATCTGAACGCCACACAGGCGGCCATTCGTGCTGGGTACAGTGAGAAGACGGCCGAGCAGATCGGCTATCAACTGCTTCAGAAAACTTCAGTAGCCGCGACAATAGCCAAGGGGCAGGAGAAGCGCGCCGGAAAGCTGGAGCTAACCGCCGAGAAGGTGCTGGCCGACATCGAGGCGACGCGACTGGCCGCCGCTGGTGCAGAGCAGTACGCCTCCGCGCTTCGTGCCAGCGAGCTACAGGGCAAGCATCTGGGCATGTTCATCGAGCGGCGGGAAACGACCGTCAAGGATGTTCGCCTAGCCGCCCGCCTGCCCGAAAAGGCCGCCAGCGATGAAGCGTGGGCCGCTGAAGTAGCGGTGCATTGATGCCTGACGGCGCCGACTTTGAGGAATGGAAGGCCCAGCCCGGCCCGCAGATGGAGTTGCTCCGCTGCCCTGTGTTCGAAGTGTTCTATGGCGGCGCGCGCGGCGGGGGGAAGACTGACGGCGTATTAGGCGAATGGCTGGAGCATGCCGACAAATACGGCGAACACGCCATTGGGCTGATGATCCGGCGCACCCTGAAGCAATTGCGCGAGACGATTGCCAGATCCAAGCAAATCTATCGCCATGTCGGGGACTTCAACGAAACCGACAAGGAATGGACATTCCGCAACGGCGCCCGGCTGATCTTCGCCTATCTGGAGCGGGACAGCGACGCCGACAACTACCAGGGTCACAGCTACACGCGGGTTTACGTCGAGGAAATCGGCAACTTCCCCAGCCCGGCCCCGATCATGAAGCTGATGGCGACGCTGCGCTCCGGTGCGGCCGTGCCGTGCGGGTTCAGGGCGACGGGCAATCCTGGCGGCGCCGGTCACCAGTGGGTGAAGGCCCGCTACATCGACCCGGCCCCGCTTGGTCGCAAGCTGATTGCCAGCGAGTTCAAGAACCCGTTTACCGGCGAGGTTGTGCGCCGTAACCGCGTCTACATCCCGTCGCGGGTGACGGATAACGGCTACCTAGGCGGGGACTACGTCGCCAACCTGCACATGAGCGGGAGCGAGGAGTTGGTGCGGGCGTGGCTGGAGGGCGACTGGAACGTCATTGCGGGCGCGTTCTTCCCTGAGTTCGGCCCCAAGCATCTGGTCAAGCCCTTTGAGATCCCGAAGGAATGGACACGCTTCCGCAGCATGGATTGGGGCTCTGCCAAGCCGTTCTCCGTGGGGTGGTGGGCGATCAGCGACGGCAGCCTGCCTGCGTTCCCCCGTGGCGCGCTGATCCGTTACCGCGAGTGGTACGGCTGCAAGCCGGGCGAGCCGAACACCGGCCTGAAGATGCCGGCCGAGGAAGTGGGAGAGGGCATCCGCGACCGTGAGCGCGGCGAAACCATTGGATACGGCGTGCTGGACCCTGCGGCCTTTGCCTCTGACGGCGGCCCCTCGATTTGGGAGCGCCTGAAGCTGCCGAACATGCGCCGGGCCGACAACAAGCGCACGGCCGGGACGGGGGCCATGGGCGGTTGGGATCAAGTTCGCGCCCGCCTCATAGGCGACGAGCGGCCGATGATCTACTTATTCGACACCTGCCGCGACCTGATCCGCACGCTGCCGGCCATGCAGCACGACGAAAACAAGCCCGAGGACGTTGATACAGAGGCCGAGGATCACGCGCCGGACGATTGCCGGTATGCCTGCATGAGCCGGCCCTACGTCCGCATCGACCAATCCAAGGAACCACCCAAATTCGGCATCGAGAACTACACCATGAACGACCTATGGCGCGAACACGGCCAGCACAAAGGCGGACGAGGCAGGATATGAGCGAACTTTCTGAAACCGCCGCCATCGTGCAGGAGGACAAGCCTGCAGGCTCTGCCCGCTATTGGCTGGGCGAGATTGCCACGGCAAAGCGCGCGCACGCTCCTTGGCACAGTCGAGGCGACAAAGTCATTCGCCGCTACAAGGACGAGGGCAACGCCCGCGAGATGATGCAGGGCGCGGGTGGCCGTGGCCGCAAGATGGCGATGCTCTGGTCCAACGTGCAGACCATCGGCCCGGCGCTGTTCAACCAAACGCCTGTACCGAACGTATCGCGCCGCAACAAGGACGCCGACCCGGTGGGCCGTTGGGGCTCGATCATCCTGGAGCGCTGCATCGAGGTCTGCCTGGATACGCAGGACATCGAACATACCATGCGCTCCGTGGTGCAGGACTTGCTTCTGCCCGGCCGTGGCATGGCCGTGGTCGAGTACCAAGCCGAGATCGGTGACGACCCGGACGCTGCGACGGAGCCGGGCGGCGACGATCCCGACGACCCGACGCCGCAGGCCGGCCAGAAGGTCACGCGCCAGCAGGCGATTCTCCGCTATGTCCATTGGAAGGACACGCTTACCAACCCGGCCCGCATGTGGTCGGAGGTCTGGTGGTTCGGCTATCGCTCGTTCCTGACCCGCGAGGAGATTGCGGACAAGTTCGGCAAGGACGTGGCGGCCAAGATCCAGCTTGACCACAAGCCGGACGAGGGCGGCAAGCAGACGGGCACGCAGGAGGACAACCACCAAGCGACGGTGTGGACCATCTGGTGCAAGCGCCACAACAAGGTCTATCAGGTCGCGCCGGGCTATCCCGACGATCTGTTGTCGGACATGGAGCCGCCGTGCCGATTCGATAACTTCTGGCCGATTCCGCGCCCTGTGACGGCGACGGTGGGCAGCGACTCCATTGTGCCGGTGCCCGACTTCGCGATGTATCAGGATCAGGCCGACGAAATCGACCTGCTCACGAACAAGATTTACAAACTGAGCGAATCCCTGCGCCTGCGCGGCCTTTACCCGGCCGACATGGACAGCGTGAAGCGCCTGCTGTCGGACGCCTCGGACACAGAGCTTATCCCGGTCGAGAATTGGGCCATGTTGGCCGAGCGTGGCGGCGCCGATGGGTTGGTGGTGTGGTTCCCGCTTAAGGACGTGGCGGCGGCCCTGGTGGCCTGCTACGAGGCCCGCGAGAAGGCCAAGGCCGCCCTGTACGAGGTGACGGGCATTGGCGACATCGTGCGCGGCGCATCGGACGCCAGCGAGACGGCGACGGCCCAGCAACTCAAGAGCCAATGGGGTTCGCTCCGCATCCGTGACCGGCAGCGCGATATCCAGCGCTTTGCCCGCGATGCCATCCGCCTGATTGCCGAGGTAATAGCCGAGCATTTCAGTCAGGAAACGATGGCGCAGATGAGCGGCGTTAAACTGCTGACGGCCCAACAGAAGCAGATGTTGCAGATGCAGCAGCAGTACATGCAGCAGTATCAGCAGCAGGCCCAGCAGGCGCAGCAGGCGGGCCAGCCTGTGCCGCCGCCGCCCGGTATTCCCGAACCGTCGCCGGAAATGCTCGCGGCGATGAAGGAACCGACGTGGGACGAGGTCATGCAGCTCCTCCGCGACGACAAGCTGCGCGGCTTCCATATCGACGTGGAGACGGACAGCACGATTGAGCCCGACCAGAAGGCCGAGCAACAGAAGGCGGTTGAGTTCATCGGCGCAATGGCGACGTTTCTCAAGGAAGCCGCGCCCATGGTGCAGATGGCCCCGTCGTCGGCTCCCATGCTGGGCGAAATGCTCATGTTCGGCGCGCGTCGCTTCAAGATCGGGGAGACGCTGGAAACGGCTATCGAGAACTTCGCCAACCAGATGGCGCAGCAGGCGCAGGCGCCCAAGCCGCCAGATCCCCAGCTTGAGATAACGAAGATCAAGGCCGATGCCGAGGGCAAGAAGGCCCAGAACGAAGTGCAGAAGTCGCAGATCGAGCTACAGGGCACGATGCTTGAGCATCAGCACGCGCAGGCCGAGCATGGGATGAACATGCAGGCGCTCCAGATGGAGGGGGCTGCCCAGCAGCAGGCGGCGGCCCTTGCTCAACAGCAGCACGAACAAGCCATGCAGCAGGCCCAGCAGCCGGTGGTGCCGTGATGTGCCCGCTGATGCCGCTTTGGCGCTGGCTGTTCGGCCCCCGCAAGAACCCGCTCGACGGCACAAGATTATGGGACAATTCTTAATGAGAACCCGCTTCCGCTATGACGCAGACCTCGATGCCGTGGTCGAGATACGCGGCAACTATTTCGAGGAAACCAAGCCCGGCCCGTCCGTCATCAGTGACGGCCTCAACGGCATCCACGGCCTGCTGAACCACGCCGACCGCAAGACCTACGACAGCAAGCGGGCTTTCGAGGCCGCCACCCGCGCCCATGGCTGCGAGACGGTGGGCAACGAGGACATGGGCAAGCATGTGCGCCCGCCTGAACTGATTGGCCGGCGCGAGATTGGCGAGACGATCAAACGAGCGTTTGAGGAGCATCGGCAGTTCGGCTCCGGTGCAATCCAGCGTGCGAAGGAGTTTGGCTGATGGCTGACGACGTTGAAGTTGACGACCTGCGCGGCGACCTCGCCAAGGCATTTGCGGGCGATATCCAGGCCGACGCACCGCCTCCCGCTGACCTGGGCGAGGCCACGCCGCCAGCCGATGCGGCGCCCAAGGAACAGACCGCCGCCGAGCGTGCCCGCGATGAAAAGGGCCGCTTCGCCCGCGATGAAGCCGCCCGCGAGGTCAAGGCACGCGAAACGCTGACGATCAAGCCCAAGGAGCCGGCGCAGGCCGCCGCGCCTGTCGCTGCCGAGCCTGTGGCCGCCACGCCCAAGCCCGGCGACATTCCCCCGCCGATGGAATGGAAGGGCGCGGCCAAGGTCGATTGGAACCGCTTGCCAGCGCCTGTGAAGGCCGAGATTGCGGAGAAGTACGCCGCCCTTGCAACCGAGCGCGCAGAGGTCGCGCCGCTCAAGGAACTGATCGACACCAACCGGGAATTCCTCGTCAACGAGGCGGGCTCGATTGGCGAAGCGTTCCGGCAGATGGTGCAGTTCGCGCGCATGAGCGTTGACAATCCAGTCGCTTTGGCGCAGCATATCCTCCGAGCGCGCGGAATCGACGCCGCGACTGCGTTTGGTGGACAGCCCCAGGGTATCCCCGCGCAGCCGCCGCAAATCGCAGACCTTGTCGCTCAGACCGTGCAGCAGAGATTGCAGCCCCTACTGGCGCAATTTGAGCAGCGGGAAACTCAACAGCATATCCAATCTATCGAGGCGTTCGCCTCTGATCCGGCCCATCCGTACTTCAACGATGTTCGCGCACAGATGGCGAACTTCATCAGGTCCGGGCAGGCCAAGGATCTGAAGGACGCCTACGAACAAGCGACTTGGGCGCATCCAGTTATCCGGCAGCAGCTTCTATCTGCACAAGCCGAGGACGCCGCGAAAGCCAGAGCCGCAGAGGTCCAGAAGGCGCAAGCCGCTTCCAGGGCCTCTCTCACCGGCGCGCCGACACCGGGGCATGTCTCCGTCAACGGCGAGTCAGATGGCAGCATTCGCGGCGATCTCATGAGGGCCATGCAGGCGCAAATGGGGGCCGTTTAATTTAGGAGAACGGCGATGGCCTCGCCCAATCTTTCGGAAATCACGACTACCACTCTCCAGCATCGTTCCAAGAAGCTGGCCGACAACGTCACCAAGAACAACGCTCTACTGAACCGCCTTTCGAGCAAGGGCAACGTCAAGACCGTGCCCGGTGGCCGTTCCATCGTGCAGGAGCTTGAATACCAGGAGAACGGCACCTTCTCGCGCTACAGCGGCTATGACGCCGTCAGCATCGCGCCGTCCGACACGTTCACCGCTGCCGAGTTCGACTGGAAGCAGGCGGCTGTGGCCGTCTCGATCTCCGGCCTTGAGCAGTTGATGAACAGCGGCCCCGACGCCGTGATCGACCTCCTCGAAAGCCGCATCAAGAACGCGGAAAAGACCATGATGAACAACATCGCGGTCGATTGCTATTCGGACGGCACGGCTTCGGGCTCCAAGCAGATCGGCGGCGCGCAGTTGCTGGTTGCCGATACCCCGACCTCGGGCACTGTCGGCGGCATCAACCGCGCGACGTGGACCTTCTGGCGCAACATCGCGGTCAGCACGACCTTCACGGCGGCGGCCATCCAGACCGGCCTGAATTCGGCCTACGCGCAGACCGTTCGCGGCAAGGACGCAATCGACCTGTGGGTGGCGGACAACACGGCATGGCTGGCCTATCTGGCCTCGCTCCAAGCCATCCAGCGCATCACCGTCTCCAGCGAGGCCAGCGCGGGCTTCCAGACGCTGAAGTTCATGGGCGGCGACTTCATGCTCGACGGCGGCTTCGGTGGCGGCGCCCCGTCCAGCCACGTCTACGGGTTCAACACGGACTACATCTACTTCCGTCCCCACAAGGACCGGAACATGGTCCCGCTTGATCCCGACCGCTTCAGCACCAATCAGGATGCGATGATCAAGCTCATCGGGTTCGCCGGCAACATGACCCTGAGCAACGCTTCGCTCCAGGCCGTCTGCAAGTAGACCCAGGAATAGGAGAACCATCATGACTACTGCTTCTTGGGCTGCTCTCGACCAGTTGGGCGGATCGTCCTGCCCCGGTGACGCTGCCGACGCCGTCTACACGACGCCGGGCGGCACCAGCTACGGCCCGCAGATCCCTGTGGGCACTGTTCGACGCTTCATCGACCTCTCCGGCAAGTACGGCGTGGGCGAGTTCATCTACCTGCCGGGCGTGGCTTCGCTCGCGGTGGGCGATGTCGTCGAATACAACCTCTCGGCGGGTGTCGCTGCGGCGACCGATGCCACGGTGGTTCGCTGGGCCGGCACTGCCGGTTCGGGCAAGGCGCTCGCTATCGCCATGACCGCCAATACCTCGGCCACCACGTACAGCTGGTACCAGATCGGCGGCGCTGCCGTCGTGAACACCAACGGCACCGTGGCGGCTGGCGACAAGGCGTTCTGGCAGGCCACTGCCACCGTCTCCACCACGCAGGTCAACGGCAAGCAGGTTCTCGGCGCGGTGGCCTTCTCGGCCAACGGCGTGCCGAGCGCCAACAAGGCGATCTACACCATCGACCGGCCGCACGCGCAGGGCCAGGTGGTCTAACGACTGACGACAGGGCGGGGGCTTCGGCCCCCGTCTTTTCCTTTGTTCAACCGGACCCGGCTTAGACCGGCATGGAGGCCAAGTGAGCGACCCGACACCGTTTCTCGTACCGAATCCCGAAAACCCCAAGGAACAGAATATCGTCTGGTTTGAGTGGGGCTCCGAGAAGAACGACGAGGAAACCAACGCCAACGGCGTGCCCGTATTCGACACCGTGCTTCTTGCCCATGTGCAGGGACCGGGCCTGATGCGCTCCGAGGCGGTTCTGGTGGTCGAACGCAAGAAGCCCGACGGCAAGGTGATCGAGAACCACCGCATCTATGGGCCGATGATCAAGGCCTTCAAGGAGAACGACGCGGGCGGCATGACCGGCACGCCGTTGTCCGAACTGGCGATGCTCGATTCCGGCATCCGCGCGACCTTCAAGGCGATGGGCGTGCATTCGGTCGAAGCCCTCGCGAGCTTGGCCGATGTCGCGGCCGAACGGGTAATGGGCTTCCACAAGTTCAAGCAGGCGGCGCAGGCGTTCATTGCCCAGCGCGACGGCCAGCAGCCGATGGCGAAGCTCACCTCCGAACTGGAGATCGAGCGCGAGAAGAACAGGCAGCTTGAAGCGACCGTTGCGGCGCTCGACGAGCGGCTGAAGGAACTGGAAAAGCCGAAGCGCAAGGCGGCGTAGGAGAGACAATGGCGGACCCGGTCAGCGAGCGCTACAAGCGCGCCTCCATCTTTCAGCGTCCCGCCGAGACGCCGACCGGGCAAACCGACCCGCTGATGGCGATGCTTGCCAAGCTCAAGGGCTACATGATGCAGCAAACGGCGGCGCAGGCGGCCGCAGGGTCCACGGGTTCTGCCCCTGACGGAATGGCGCCGGGCGCTCCCACGACGACGCCCATGACGGCGAATTCACCCGCTGGGGGTTACAATCCCGCGCCCGCAGCGCCGTCAGTCACGGTACAGGCTCCCCCCTATACCCAGCCTTTCAAAGGCCTGCACAACGCGCCCTATGGGCAGAATCTTCCGCCGTTTGAGCAGCCGGGGGCCATGTCGCAGAACTACATGCCGGGCCATCTGCCGCAGGCTTCAGCCGAGGTCGTGCAGAACACGACGCCAGCCCCGGCCGCACCGCCGCAGGTTCCCGGCCAGCCCCAAGTTCCGCCGATGCCTGATCCCGTCCAGATCGGCGCATCTGACGGCTCCGTGCGCGGCGATATCTTGGCGGCCATTGAGGCCAAGAAGCGTGCCGCGATGGTACCGCCTTGGGCGGTCAATCAGGGCACCTTGGCGGACCAGCAGGGATGACCGCCCTTAGCATCATCCAGACGGCGGCGGCATGGGTGGCAATCCCCCAGCCTACGGCGGCCTTCAGCGCCACGGACGCGCAGACCATCCAGCTTCGTTCTCTGCTGAATGACGAGGGCCTGGAGCTTGCGTCGTGGACCGACCATGCGTGGACGAAGCTGACCAAGGAAAAGACCTTTACCACGGTCGCGGCGAGCATCCAGACCGGCGCGGTGCCTTCGGACTTCGCCCGGTTTTGCGACAACTCGGCATGGGATCGCACCGTGGACCGCCCGCTGTGGGGGCCAATGAGCCCGCAGCAGTGGCAGCAAGAGAAGGCGGGCCCAACCTTCACCAGCATGTATTACGGCTTCCGGCTGCGGGGAAACGACTTCCTGATGACGCCGACGCCGACTGCAGGTGACACCATCGCCTACGAGTACGTGTCGAACTATCACGTCTATGCCTCCGGCGACACGACGCCGACCAAGAGCAGCTTTACAGCCGATTCGGACACGTCGGTCTTTGACGAGACGCTGCTCGCGCGCGGTGTGCGCTGGCGGTTCCTGCGGGCCAAGGGGCTCGACTACAGCCAGGAATATCAGTCGTGGATTGAGCTATTGCAGCGGCTTGCCTCGCGCGACGGCGGAATGCCCAAGCTGTCGGCATCCCGCAACTATCCGTGGACGCGCCTTAGCCCGTTCATCCCTGATTCTGGATTCGGCGCTTAGACATGGCGGCCGGCCTCCCGATTTACTCGCCGGAATGGATATTTAAGTCGCTGGTGTCGGATCGCTTCGCCGGCATCATGACTCAGGTGCTGACCGGCTCGGCCGTCTATGACCCGCCGAACGTCGCCAGCGGGGCAGCGACGGCCATTACCACGGTCACGGTGACGGGCGCAGTGGTGGGCTATCCGGTGTGGGGCACGTTCTCGCTTGACCAGCAGGGCCTGCACCTGAACGCCTGGGTGAGCGCGGCCAATACCGTCTCGGTCAACTTCCTGAACCTGACGGGCGGTGCCATCAACCTCGCGAGCGGCACGCTGAAGGCCTACGTGATGGTGCCCTGATGGCGGATTGGAACACGCAGCGGCTCGCACAAGCGCTTATAGGCCCGCGAGACGGAAAACTGACGCCTGAAAACGAGGGGGCTTTCCAGTCCTTTATGGCGTTTGATCCGAACGTCCGCCAATGGCGCAACGGCTTTCAGGCCAAGTACGGCGAGCAGCCTAACACCAATGAGCCCTCGTTTAACTACCGCGAGGCATACATGCAGGGAAACGTCCCGCAGATGTACGCGGGTGACAACTCAATGCACTGGGATTCGCGCGGCAAGGCCCCCGACCATCCAACCGCTTGGATGAACGACTTTATGGGGCAATACGGCGTCGATCCTGTGATGCAGGCACAACAGGGCTTTACCTCGGAACAGCAGCAGACTGTCAACGGGCAGCTTTCATCCGACCTACTAGCGCAACTGCTCCAGAGGGGGCGCTGATGTTCTCGCCCGCCGTATCTGATCGCCGCTTTGCCCGCAGGGCATCCACGTCGAACGCCTACAACCTGCCCGCGCCCGTCAATGGCCTGAACGCCAAGGACGGCTATTCCGACATGAAGCCGGAGGACGCGGTCACGCTCACAAACGTGTTCCCCGAGGCCAGCTATGTGGCCGTGCGAAAGGGCTACACGTCATGGGCGACGGGGATGACCAACCCCATTCGGACCCTGATGACCTATTACGGGCTGACGGGCGCGGACAAGCTCTTTGCCTGCGAAAGCACGAAGATTTGGGACGCGACGGCCTCGGGCGCGGCAACCTCCGTCGTCACAGGCCTGACAAGCGCCGATTGGCAGTGGACCAACATCAAGACGCCGGGCGGCGCTTACCTGATCTGCGCCAACGGGTCGGACTCCGTGCGGAGCTTCGACGGCACGACATGGGCGACGCCCGCCATTACCGTGGTCACGTCGTCCACGCTCATCAACGTGTTCCAGTTCAAGCAGCGCCTGTGGTTCGTGCAGAACAACAGCCTGTCACTCTGGTATCTCGGCACTCAGGCCATTGCAGGTGCGGCGACCGAGTTCGCGCTAGGCTCCGTGTTCCGCAAGGGCGGCTACATCGTGTCGGCCGGGTCGTTCTCGCGCGATTCGGGCGACGGCGCCGATGATTACCTCGCCATCATCACGTCCAATGGCGAGATTGCGGTTTACCAGGGCACCGACCCGACCTCGGCCAATACCTTCGCCCTCGCCGGGATCTTCAACACGGCCAAGCCCCTGGGGCGGCGTTGCATGACGCGCCTGAATGGCGACCTGTCCATCGTCACGGCAAATGGCGTCATGAGCATGAACGCCCTGCTTGAGTTCGGCCGCGAGTCTGACCAGAAGGCGGCGATCACCGGGCGCATCCAGACCCTGTTTAGCCAGTATTCCAGCAGCTACGGCTCGGTATTTGGCTGGCAGGCGATGACCTATCCGAAGGCCCGGTATCTGATCGTGAACGTCCCGCAGGTGACGAACGCGACCTCGATCCAGTTGGTGATGAACACAATCACCGGGGCGTGGTGTTCCTTCTCCAACCTCAACACGAATTGCTGGGGCGCGGCCAACGACGCGCTTTACTTCGCCGGGACCGATGGCGTGGTCTACACGGCGGACGCGGGCTACCAGGACAACGGCGGGCAGATCAATTGGGAGATCCAGACCTCGTGGCAGATGCCGGGCGGGGCTCGCAACAAGATGTTCAAGATGGTGCGGCCGGTCATGCTGACAGGCGGCGGCGTGGCCTTCGCCATCGAAGTGGACACGGATTTTGACACCAGCAACCCGCCCACCGGCATGGGAGCCGTTGTGGCCGTAACGGGCATGTCGTGGTCGTGGACGCATCCCGGCACCTGGGGCGGCGCAAACGTGATCGACAACCGCTGGCAGTCGGTGGGCGCCATCGGCACGTGGGCGAGCGTCCATATCATAGGGGCGACCAAGGGCGGCGCCTGCCAGATCAACAGCTTTGACCTGTTGGCAGAACTCGGGGGCGTTCTGTGAAGCGCACCCTGCTTACCGGGCATGACGAGACGGTCGCGCAGTTCGTTGCGAAACTGTCGCCCATCGAGCAGCCCGTCTGGACGGACGTTGCGGCGGCATTCGGGGTGCTGCGGGAGGACGGCGCCCTTATAGCGGGTGTCGTCTTTTCCAACTATCGCCCGCAATTTGGCACTTTAGAATTGAGCGCGGCTAGTGTATGCTCTTTCCTCAGCATCGAGATTGCGAACCACCTTAGTGAGTTCGTATTCCGACAGCTCTCAACCAACAGACTTTGGGCTAGAACATCCGTCTCCAACCGGCGCGCTCGCGCCACGTTGAAGTCTCTCGGTTTTACGGAGGAGGGGGTTCAAGCCTGCCATTACGGCGCAGGACAGCACGCAGTTATTGCGCGTTTATTGCGGTCGGAGTGGGAACGCCATTTAGCCACCGACAGGTGGCCCAAGGCAAAAGCCAATGGGCGCTCCGCAGTTCAAGAAAGACGTACCTCTGTCCCAGAGACTTCGGTCGCTCTCTCACATTGACGAGAGCACCGGCTGTCGCGTCTGGACCGCCGCCAACTGCACGAAAGCTGGGTATGGGTACCTTCAGTGGATGGGTAAAAAGCAGTATGCCCACCGGCTCGCGTGGTCGGATGTAAACGGCGAGATTCCCACCGGTCTTTTTGTTTGCCATGCCTGCGATAACCGACGCTGCGTGAATGTCTCTCATTTGTGGCTCGGTACTGCCGCTGAAAATGCTCAAGACCGAGATGACAAGGGCAGGCGCGGCACGCCAAATCCTCGCCGCGGCGAGGCACATCCTCACGCAACACTGACAGAAAAGATTGTACACGCCATCCGTTTGGCGGAAGGAACTCAGCGCCAAATTTCCGATCGATTCGGTGTTGCTCAAATGACGGTTTGCGACATTAGACGCCGAATTGCTTGGAGGCACGTCTGATGCAGAGCGGTGCAGGCTCCGCCCCAACCTTCAACGCCCAACAGGCGGCGAGCGACCAGTCGAAGTCTAACGTACAGACCGGCATTGCGAACGCGACCCTTGGAAATACCAATCAGGTCACGCCCTATGGAAACCTGACGTACGCCGAAACGGGCGGTAAGGACGTTGGCGGCAATTGGGTGCCGTCCTATACGGCTACGCAGACGCTGAGCCCTGAGCAGCAGGCGATCTACAACAAGACCACGGGCCTGCAGTCCGGGGCGCTCGACACTGCCGGCAACGTGCTGGGGCAGGTCAACAACACCGTCAACACGCCGCTGAACTTCTCCGGCGCTCCCGCTCTGCCGCAGGACCAGACGGCTCTGCGGGATCAGGCCTATGGCGCGCTGACGGCGCGGTCGAATCAGGATCTTGACCGCCAGACCGAACAGCAAAAGACCCAGCTTGCCAACCAGGGCTTGGCGGTCGGCAGCGAAGCCTACAACAACGCCATGGTGCCGCTGGAGCGGGCGCGGGTGGATGCGTCCAATCAGGCGACCATCAACGCGGGCAACATCGCGGGTCAAAACCTGTCGCAGGCACAGACCCTGCGAAACCAATACATCAACGAGTTGCAGACGACCCGCAACCAGCCCCTGTCGGATTATCAGGCGTTGCTGGGCTTCGGCGGCGGCGTGCAGCAGCCGACCTACGCGACGCCGACACAGGCTCAGATCGCCAATACCGACGTGGTGAGCCCGCAGATCGCGGCCTATCAGGGGCAGACCAACGCCTACAACCAAGGAATGCAGTCCAGCAATTCGACGATGGGCGGCCTGTTTGGGTTGGGCGGCTCCGCCCTCATGGCCGGGGCGATGTTCGCATGATCGCCCTAGTCGCCTTGGCACTTCACCTTGTACTTGGTGCCGATCGACCGGCAGATGAACTGCGCGTCGTAGATCATCGCCTCAACCTGCGGCCGATCCCGGAACATCACGACGGTATTGTTGGCGGTCGGGTAGGTCCACGCATAAGCAGCGCCTGGATAGCTGATCGTATTGGAACTGCCGGAGATCGAATTGCCGTAAATCGAAGCGCTGCCGCTGGTGGTGCTGTATCCCGGCACAGTGACGACTCCTCCCGCATTGGCTCGCACGGCAGCGCCAGCAAATCCAAAATAACGGAAGCCGTTTTTAGTGGCGAGTTCGGCGCTTCGCAGCAAGGCAAAGTCCTGTGTTTGCTCCTGCGAGGTGTAGCCGTTCCCGGTGAAGGACACGCGCCAGATGTTGGGAGCGAGTTGGGTTTCCTCGTATCCGCCGGCGAGGCCGCTGGGGCCGTATGGGGTACTGCATCCCGCAAGGGCTGCAAGCATCGCGATCATGAATAAGCGCTTCACAATTCCTCCTTTGCCCGAGGGCGGGAATATTGCGCTGCAATTCAGCGGTGGCAAGGACTCACTGGCGGTTGCATACCTTCTGCGCCCGTATTGGGACCGCATCACGTTGTACCATGTGGACGCGGGCGACCTCCTGCCGGAAGTTCGGGAAATCGTCGATAGCGTCGAGGCGATGGTGCCGCGCTTCGTGCGGATCGCTTCTGATTCCAAGGCGTGGGCTACAGTCAACGGCCTTCCAAGCGATCTGGTCCCTTGCACCGGGACGCTTCCCGGCGTGCTGATGGGCGGCAAGACCCGTATTTCCGCGCGCTACGAGTGCTGCGGGCATAACCTCTGGATACCGATGCACGCCCGCATGGTGGCCGATGGCGTCACCCTTGCCATCCGGGGCACTAAAACATGCGACATGGCGAAACTCCCGGCTGTGAGCGGGGATCAGACGCTGGGCTATGAGTTGTGGCTCCCGTTGCAGGACTGGTCGCACGCTGACGTGTTCGCCTATCTCCGTGAGGTGGGTGCGCCCATCTGCCGGGTCTACGAGAACAACGTCAACGCGCCGGAATGCGCGACTTGCTCGGCATGGTGGAGCGAGGGCAGGGCGGGCTACCTCGCCAAATATCACCCGGATCTGAGCGCCGCCTATCAGGCCAAGCTGGGCATGGTGGCGCGTGAGGTGTTTCCGATGGTGGCCTCTCTCAACGCTGAATTGGGGGCCGTTTGATGGCTGATTCTGCCCTTCTGGCTTCTCTCTTGCTGGGTCAAAAGCGCCGGTCTGATCCCGTCGAGGCGCAGCATAAGTTCGGCCAGAGCCTGATGACGACGGGTGCTTCAACCGCGCCTGTTCACTCTCCTCTTGAGGGATTGGCGCGCGCACTGCAAGGCGGCCTTGGCGCTTTTGTGTCGTATGACGCCACCCGCCGAGAGGACGAAAAAAACAAGGCGACCGTCGCGGGGCTTTCCGCTGCGATGCAGGCTGATACGCCGGAAAAGGCGGCAAAAGCTTTGCAGGATGCGGGCGGCGATCCGGATTTGGTGTCCTCGACTCTTGCTCAATTGCTGACAGCAAAAAGTGATCGGTACGCCAAAAACAATCTGGCGACGGATGCTTACAGGGCGGCGGGCGGTGTCATACCGGGCGCACAGCCTGCCGGGCCTCAGTCTGCCGCCACTCCTCCGCTGCCGCAGGGCCAGCCCGCGCCGGGCGGCTTCAACAACAACACCGGCAACATCCGCGCGTCGAGTGTTCCGTGGGAGGGCAAGGGTGTCCCGCAGAACGGATTTGAGACGTTCGATACGCCGCAGGCTGGCACTAATGCACAGGCGAAGAATTGGGGCGCCTATGTGCAGGGCAACCCCAATATCACCGTCGCGCAGGCCATCGCCAAGTGGGCGCCGCCGACCGAGAACGACACGAACCAGTATATCCGTCAGGTCGCGGAAGGCACCGGCATCAACCCCGGAATGCCATTGGGCGAGCTACAGAAGGACCCCGTCGCCTTCGCGCAGTTCATGGAGGCCGTGACCAAGAAGGAAAAGGGCGGCGTCCCGCAGGGTGTGACCGCCGACACCTTCGTGAATGCGGCGGGCGGTGGCAATGCCCAGCAGCCAGGTCAGTTGACCATCAACATGCGTGGCCCGCAGCCTCCACAGGGCAGCGCGGATGGTTCGATGCCTCCACAGGCCGCACCGCAGGCTCCTACAGCCCCGCAAATCAGCCCCGCCGCCGCCGAACTCTCGCGACAGGCACAGGCCGCTTACAGTTCTGGCGACCCCGCCCGCGCTGCCGCCCTTCAGCAGAAGGCGCAAGAGACGCAGGCGGCTTATTTGGGTGAACAGGCCAAAATCCAAGACACGCGGAATTATCAGCAAGTCGAGGATGTGCAGAAGCGCGCCGCAGAGGCCACAGAACATGACCGCCGCGAGGCCACCAAGACGATGAGCCGGGAGCAGTCGGACGCCGCGACCTTTGCCGACCGCATGACGAACAGCAACCGGATAATTGCCGATCTCGAAAAGGTTGGAACCTCTCAGGGCGGCCATTTGCTGGAATCAAAGGTATTCGGTGTCGGCATTCCCTTCGCCAACCGGATGCAGAGCCCCGAATACAAGAAGTTCATGCAAGCCCGCGAGGATTTTGCATACGCGCAACTGCGTCGTGAGACGGGCGCGGCTATTCAGCCGTTTGAATACGAGACGATTGACAAGCAATACATGCCGCAGCCGGGAGACGATGCGGAGCTTCTGGCTCAGAAAGCAAAGAATCGGAAAATCGCGCTTGAGGGCATGACGCGAGCGGCTGGTCCGACATACACCGTCAATTCCACCGTAAACGAACGCCCGGCAGGCACCACGCAGATGGCACCCGCTGCGCCGAGTCCTGGCGCAATGGTGGATGGATACCGCTTTAGGGGTGGAGATCCCAGCAAGCGGGAAAATTGGGAGCGTTCGCAGTGAGCGGTCCCTGGGAAAGATATGCCCCCGCCGAGACAGGTCCGTGGGACAAGTTCAAATCACCCGACCCCGGCATCACCGGGGACCGGCTGGCGCAGGCGTTCGGCGGCGGCGCGACGTTTAATTTGGGCGACGAACTGGCAGCAGGCGTTCGCGCCGCTGCGCCTGAGTTCTCCAATTGGATGATGCGCGGCCCGGCGCTTCAACGCGATGAAAGCATCGGCGGAAGCCCCACACCGCAGACCGTCTCGACGGCTCCCGACTTCCAAGGCCGCTATGATGAGGAATTGGCGAAGGAACGCCAGAAGGCGAAAGAGTTTCAGGCCAACAGCCCGATTGCTGCGGGCGCGGCAAATATCGCCGGCAGTCTAGCGACGACTGCGCTTGCCTTGCCTGCCGCCGCAACGGCAGTGGGGCCGAGTGCTTTGGTCAACGTCGCCAAAACGGCTGGCGTGGGAGCGGCGCTGGGTGGCGCTGCTGGCTTTGGCGAGGGCGAGGGCGAAGCGGACAGGCTGTTTAAGGCCGGGGTGGGTGGTGTGATCGGTGGCGGGGTTGGGGCTCTGACGCGCCCGCTTTCCGCCATTGGCAGAAGCATTGCCGAGAGTGCGCCGGGCCGTGTGGTTCTAGACCCGGTTAACGGCATGGTAAGCGCGCTCCTAAACCGCGCCGGTAATGCCAAGGCAGCGGCGCAAAACATCAGGCCGCCGGAGGGGGGCACCTCGCCGTATAGCGTAGCGGAGCAGGGGGCCGCGCAACGCCTTGCGACTGTGTTGCAGCGTGATCGGCTGACGCCGGAGGCCGTGCAGGCAGAACTTGCGCGCCTTGGACCCGAGGCCATCCCATCAGACGTTAGCGCCAGCCTTCTCCAGCAAGGCGTGAACGCCAAGACGCTCTCCGGCGAGACGCGCCAGCGTGCGCAGGATTTCTTCGCCCCGCGCGAAGGTGTGGGCCGCATTGGTCGGACTGGCGATCGCATGGTGAGGGCGGCCGAAGGCGACGCCAAGCCTCCCTCTCATTTCGCACTGACCGGCGACAATCAAGAGCCCTATTCATTCGCAAACAATCTGCGTGACGTGGGTGCCAGATTCTATGGCGAGATGGACGCCGCCGGCCTGAAGCAGTCGCCCGCCATGGGTGCGCTGATGGAGAACAAATACGTCAACGCCGCAATCGACAAGGTGATGGCGAATGAATCGGCAACGCGCGTCGGCACTGGCCGCAGCCCTGCCTCGACCGTCGATATCATGCACAAGGTCAAGCAGGAGATCGCTGACATGGGCGTTGCGGCAACGGGCCATGGCGACTCAACGCAGTCCTATTTCCGCGATCTTGCCGGGCATTTCGTTTCGACGCTCAAAGCCGCCAACCCCAAACTGGCAGCCGCCGACCGCGCCTATGCCGAAGCTGCCTCCCTGCCGGAGCGTTACACCGCAGGCGCGTCCATCTTCAAGCGCGGCATGGGTGAGCAGGCGACGGAATCGTCGGCCCCTGGCATTGCCGACTTGTTGCAGAACTCGACCGCCCAGCAGGCAGCGGCAACTCGCGCAGGCGCCATCAACGCCGTCCGCGACAAGGCACAGACCCTAACCGGCGCACGCGGCCTTGCGCGCGATATCGCCTTCGGCGGCGGCGAGAACGGCGTGCAGCAGTCGATCCGCTCCGCGTTGCCAAATGAGGCGGAAAACCTCATCCGCCAGTCCGGCACTGAGGGCATCTTCGCCAACACATCAAACCGCTACTTAGGCGGTCCCCATACCGCCGATGACCTCGTTGGAGCGAGCGACCTTGCGGGCTTGACTTTGCGCGCCACGCCGGGCGGCGCCACGCCACGCTGGCAGGAAAGCCTCGCCGCTGCCGCCAATTGGGTGGCGAGTCCGAACGAGGCAGTACGTAACCAGATTGGCCGGATGCTGCTGGACGCCAACCCGGAAACGCAGCGTCGGACGCTCGCCTTGATCGCGCAAATCCTAGAGCAGCGTTCTGCTGGCACACCTATGGCGGCCGGCCTCGCTCAAGCGGGCGGTGGTCTGGCTGGGAGGGAATTGAATGCCTTTTAACGGATCTGGCGCCTATTCGGCTCCCTCTCTCCCCGGTTCGTGGAACCCGGCAGCTTCCGGCTCGACGGCGTCCCCAACCGACTGGAACACGCTGCTTGCAGACATCCAGACCGCGCTCACCACGGTGATCTGCAAGGACGGTCAAACGACGGTCACGGCCAACCTGCCGATGGCGACGAAACGGCATACCGGCGTTGGCAACGCCGTGGCGCGCGACGATTACGCGGCGGCCGGGCAGGTTCAGGACAGCACCCTGACCTATGTGGCGGCGGGCGGAACGTCGGACGTTATCACGCTGACGCTGGCCCCTGCGATCACGGCTTATGTCGTCGGGCAGATGTTCAGTTTCAAGGCATCTGCCGCCAACACGACTACGACGCCGACCCTCAATGTCAACGGCGTAGGAGCGGGAACCATCGTGTGGCCTGACGGTTCCGCGCTGGTGGCGGGCGATATCCCGAACGGCGCGCAGATCGTCGTCAAGTGTTCGGCCACCACGCCGGTCTGGCACCTTCAGACGGTGCCCTACTCGGTCAATACGACCAAGCTGGCGGGCTCGACGCTTTCCGTCATGCCGTTTTTCACGCCGCAGGGCCGCCTCACGCTCACCAGCGGAACGCCGGTCATGACGGCAAACGCCACTGCCGCGACCTCGATCTACTACAGCCCGTACAACGGCAATCTGGTGCCGCTTTACGACGGGACGAACCTTGTCCCGACGACCTTTGCCGAACTGACCAACACGACGACGGACAACACCAAGAACCCGGCCGCCGTCACCACCAACAGCAATTATGACCTGTTCGTGTGGAACGATAGCGGCACGATCCGGTTGGGGCGTGGCCCGGCGTGGACCTCCGACACGGCACGCGGCACCGGAGCGGGCACCACTGAATTGCAGCGCGTGAATGGCGTATGGCTGAACAAGGTCGCCATTACCAATGGCCCCGGCGCCAATCGTGGAACCTACGTCGGCACGGTGCGCTCTGACGGCTCCAGCCAGATCAACTGGCAGGCGGGCGCGATCGCCGCAAACGGCACCGAGGCCATCCTGGGCGTGTGGAACTACTACAACCGCGTGCAGGTCGGCGGACTGGTGGGCGATTCCACCGACTCGTGGTCTTACGGGACGGCCACGATCCGCCCTGCCAACAATTCCACGACTATGCGCGCCTCGTGGATTTCAGGGCTTGCCGAAGATCTGTTTGAAGCCCGCTACGACTTCTTTTGGGCGGGCTCTGTCGCGGGCGTCGTAGCCTATGCCGGCGTCGGTCTGGACAGCACGACGGTTTTTGCCGGTCGCCGTCAGCTTCTTCAGGCCGCGCAGGCCACCGTGCAGGTGGGCTCCGGCGATCACCGCACCACCTCCATCGGCTGGCATTACATGCAGGCCCTTGAACGCGGAGACGGCAGCGCGGGCACCTTCGGCGGCGACAACGCCTTCCCGCTATTGGCGCAGACCGGCATGTCCTACAGCGGCCGATTCTAGGAACAGGAGAACCACATGGCATTGAGTCCAGTTACCCTTGTTGCGAATAACGTAGAAGTTAGCGCGACGGCGCCGCTTCCGGTTGCAATTTATGAGCCGGTAGGCGGCGGCGTCACTTGGGGCGCACCAACTGCGGTTGCTGTTACGGCGGGGCCAACCTCAACAACTTTGATCGCGGCAAACGCTTCCCGCAAAGCCATCACGATCTGGAACCCTGTCGGAAACGCGCAAATGAGCGTCGATATTTCGGGGGGCGTGGCGGCGCTGGCTTCGGGGCTTCCACTCATGGGCGGCGCCAGCCTTTTCCTGACAGGTGCGGATTGTCCAGTGGGCGCAATCACCTTCATCGGTACTGCCGCGCAGAACCTCGTTTATCAGCAGGGGACCTAAGCGATGATCACAGGTTTTAGCAATCCGGCACAGTGGCGCACCACAATCATCACTGGTAGCGGCAGCTACACGCCTAAAACCGGCATGGTGCTGGTTACGCTTGTCGGCGGCGGCGCGGGCGGTGGCGGTGGACATGCGACGGGTGGCGCGGGTGGTGGCGGCGCAGGCGGCACCGGTTTGATGAATTACAGCCTCGCCGTCACGGCTGGTTCGCCTTTGACCATCACGATTGGCGCAGCGGGCTCCGGCGGTGCTATCGGGTCCAACGGCACAAGCGGCGGCGATACGAACATCACGGGCGGCCTCACTGCCTGCCCGATTGGCAACGCGGGCGGTCTGGGTGCGGCGGGTGCAGCCGTCAACGGCGGCAACGGAGGTCAGTCCGGCAACATCGTCGGTTACTTTTCCATCACAGGCGCTGGTGCCACGGGCGGCGCGGCTGGCGGCGCGAGTAACGGTATTCCAACGGGCATTGGCCCGTTGATCGCTGGCACGGGCGGCGGCGCGGGCGCGGGCACGGGCGGCGGCGCCGGTGGCGTCGCTCGCGGCTATACAAGTTCAACCCCGAGCGTCGGAGGCACTGGCATCGGCGGCGGCGGTGGTGGTGCCACAATCATTGGCATGGGCGCGAACGGCGGAAATGCCACCGTTGCCGGTTTCAACGCCACGGCGAACACGGGCTGCGGTGGCGGTGGCGGCGGACAGAACGCTGCGGGCGGCAATGGTTCCGCAGGCCAAGTGGTCATCATGGAGCTTTACTAATGTCTGATGTGATCCGCTACGTCGTTGTCGATGATACGACCGGCATCGTCGCGAATGTCATCATGTGGGACGGCCAGCCCGGCTGGGCACCGCCCACGGGCATGTCGGCTCACCTGTTCCCGACTGGCGATGTGTCGCCCGGCTGGATGTGGAACAACGGCAAGCCGCAACCCCCCCGCTTAAAGAATAACGAGGCGGCCCCCGACCAGACGGCCATCCGGCCGGGAGCCTAATCACCACCGAGCCCAAAGAGCCCGGCGATGACTGAAGAAAGACTACCCCATGCCCGATAGGGTTACATCCTGGTCCTCGATCCTGGAATGGATCGGGCTGCTGGCGCCGCCTGCCTTTGGGGCTCTGATCGGTATGCGCTATGCCAAGGACCAGACGCTGAAGCAGCGGGGAGCCGGCTTTCTCACGGCGTTTTTCCTGTCCGTTTACATGACTCCGGCGCTGGCTGAAGCCGTCAACCTTGGGCCGAAAGCCACTGTAGCGGCAGGCATTCTGGTCGCAATCGTCGGTATGGATATCGTCGGCGCGTTGATTGCGACAATCGCCCAACTGAAGAACGACCCGATGGGCACCATCAAGGGCTGGGTCGATATGTGGCTTGGAAGGGGCAAATGAGCCTGCACCTCGGCCAGTTCCTCCTGATCTGCGCGGCGCTCGGTGCCTACCTCATCATTCGTGAATGGCTGCACAGGAAATGGCGATGAAGATCAGCGACCAAGGGCTTGAGCTTTTGATTGAACGCGAGGGCAGGCGGAACGACGCCTACCTCGATATCGTCGGCGTCTGGACCATCGGCGTCGGGCATACGGGGCCGGAAGTCCACGAGGGCCTGCACTGGACGGACGCACAGGTAGAGGCCGCCCTGCGCGCCGATCTGGACCGTTTCGAGGACGCCATCAACGACAGCGTGACGGTCGGGCTGGAGCCGTACCAATTCGATGCGCTGGTGTCGTTCTCGTTCAATGTCGGCGTGGGCGCCTTCAAGACATCGACGCTGCTTCGCAAGATCAACCTTGGGCAGATCGAGCTTGCCGAGCTTCAATTCAACCGCTGGCACACCCCCCCGGAAATCACCCGCCGCCGCAACGGGGAGCGTGAGCAGTTCGCCGGCCGCCACTTCGTCGCGCAGTATCCGTGACCAAGTACCTCGCCATCGGCGCTGCCGTTCTCGCCGCCATCGCCGGGCTGCTGGGCTGGCTGCTGCTCAAGGCTCACGAGGATCTCGGCAAGGCGAAATTGGCGCTTCGGAACGCCAATGCCGTCATTGCCCAAAAGGAAGCCGACGCCAAGCTGTCGGCCCTGCTGATCGCCAACCTTCAAGGACGTGTCCAACAGATCGATGCAACCGCCGCGCCAGTGCGCGAGAGGATTATTCATGTTCCTGTCACGTCGAGTTGTGGCCCTGCTATTGCTGCCGCCGTTGCAGGCGTGCAGCAGCTTCTCCGCACCGATCCCGGTGGACCGGCAACCGGACGCGAGTCTGCTCCTGCCGTGCGACCGGCCCAAGCCGCCGCCCGATAGCCCGACAGATACCGACGTGGCGCTCGGATACATCGACGCCGTGCAGAAATATTTGAACTGTGAGGCAAAGCATGGGGCGCTGGCGGCCTTCGTGAAGGGCAACAAATGATCTCCGACCGCGATTTCATCAACGCCTGGAAGGCCAGCGGAGGGGCACCAGCCGCCGTCGCAGCAGAACTCAACATTGCCTACCGCAACGTGATGAAGCGGCGCCTAGCCCTCGAAATGAAGCTCGGCATACAGCTTCCCACCGGGACACAGGTCGGGGAGCGGGGCAGGGGCGACGGCGGATACCAAAACGACTACATGCAGCGGGTGACGCTGGACGGGTTTACCGGCACGGCGGTCATCTTCTCTGATTGTCACTACTGGCCCGGCTCGGCCTCCGTTGCCCATCTGGCGCTTGTAGAGGTCGCCAAAGAACTGAAGCCCAAGCTGCTGATCGGCAACGGGGATCTGTTCGACGGTGCTCGCCTATCGCGATTTCCACGGAATGGCTGGGAGGCGCAGCCGCGCGTCGTGGACGAACTGGACGCGGCCAAGGAACGGCTGGCAGAGGTGCGCCACGCAGCCCCGAGGGCGCAGACCATCCGCACGGTCGGCAACCACTGCATCCGCTTCGACCGATACCTTGCCATGAGCGCCGGGGAACTGGAGGGCATCGCGGGCGCGCGGCTGGCCGATCACCTACCGGCTTGGCATGAGTGCATGTCGGTGTTCATCAACAATGGAACAATGGTGAAGCACCGCTTCAACGGCGGCATTCACGCAGCCTATAACAACACCCTGAAGGGCGGCACGAACATCGTCACCGGGCATACCCATCACCTTGAGGTGAAGCCTTGGGGCGACTATCGGGGCCGCCGCTACGGGGTCCAGACCGGCGCCATTGCCGACACGAGCGGCCCGCAGTTCGGCTACACCGAGGACAACCCTACCCCCTGGTGCAGCGGCTTTGCCGTGCTGACGTTCGACAAGGACGGGCGCCTGCTCATGCCGGAGCTTTGCGAGGTCGTGGACGGCACGGCCTACTTCCGGGGCCAGAAGGTCGCCGCCAAGCGGAGGATCGCCGCATGAAGCCGCATCCATGGTCCGTGCGCTTTGAGAAAGCCTGCCGCCAATGGCAGGGGAAGCTCGGCCTCACCGACTGGACCATCCAATTCAAGGTCGGGAAGGAAAGCGAGCATGAGGCGGACGTAGGGTACAATTGCACCAACCGCCACGCCACCATCACCAGCTACATCACGTCGGACGCCCTGTCGCCCGAGCGGATCGCCCTGCATGAAATGCTGCATCTGCTGTTTGCCGACATGCTCGAAATGGCAGGCCAGAAGGGCGGCGATCACGCAGACGTGGGCAAGGAAGAACACCGCGCCATTGAGCGCCTTCTCAACACCATGGACGGAAAACCATGACCGGCTGCCTTCCCCGCCTCCACGACGTGAACGGCGAGCTATCCGTCCGGCTGTTCAAGGACGGCGTTGACCACAAGTTCGACGTGTCCGTGGAGGCCCTAGCTACCTTCATGCAGGACGGCATGGACGCCCTAGCGCGGAGGATACGGAAGCCGCCGCGTGTCGCGCATCCGGTCAATAATGACGAGCCGAGGCCGCCAGCATGACCCGCGCGGTGGCCTCGTATCTGGCTGCCGCGCTGGCCTTCGTGGCGGTTGCCTTCATCTTCTTTCCGCTCAAGGCGCGCGGGCAAGACCATCACCCGCTGCACAAGGAATTCTACAGGACGTGGATGCAGCCCGGCACCAACGTCAGTTGCTGCAACGCCCGCGTTGAGGTGAATGGCGTCGAAACCGGAGACTGCGAGCCGGTGAAGGCGGAAGTCCGCGCCGGCAACTGGTGGGCATGGCTGCGGCAGGAATCGCGCTGGATACAGATCGACGATAGCCGCATCATCCGTGAGAAAAACCCGACGCAAGGCGGGACGGATGCTCACCTGTGCTATAGCTACGGGCGCGTGCTGTGCTTTGTGCCGCCATTTGGCGGCGGTTAGGCGTTTTCCGCCATTTGGGCGTCTTTCGTAAAGCGCCCTCGCCGCCCTCTCCACTATCTCGCTCATGTAGGTTCCTTGAGTGCGGCGCGATTAGCGGCTTGGGCCTCGCGCAGTTCCTTGATGATGGCCCTGTTGCTTTCTGCGTCTTTGGGCTGAAGCGAGATCCCGCCAACACCTCGCATAACGCTTGTGATTCCAACGACGGTTTCCATTTCCTCTGTCGGCTCCCGCATAGCGGCAATGGCCGCGCGAGCGAGGATCTTGTACCAGTCCTCGCGCGACTCGATTTCTTTCGTGTCGGCCGCTTCAAGTGCCGCCGCCACCCTCTCCACTATCTCGCTCGTGTCTGCTCCTGGGTGTGGTGGGGAGTATATGCAGGCTCGGCAGGCGCGGCCAACTGTGCCATAGGTGTGCCCGATCCCGGTAAAGTACAGCAAAACATGGCAACTCGATCCCGACGGCTACCGGATTGAAGCGTACCACGCCGGTTCCCGTTGATCCACAAACCTAGCATTTCAGGCCCGTTCGTCGTTTGCCAATCTACCGCAAATCCCGCAACGTCCCGAGAACACCCGCCCGCACTGTGACAGGTGCGTGCCAAGAAGGGCGAGTGTGACACGGGCACAGCGGGGAGAGCATGGCGACGTTCCGTCAGCGCGGGGGAAGATGGCAGGCGATTATCCGGCGTGTCGACCTGAAGGCAAGCAAGTCGTTCGACCGGAAGATCGATGCCGTGGCCTGGGCGAGGGCGCGGGAGCGGGACGCCGACATGGCGGGCACCTTGCCGGGCACGATGTCTGGCACGCTCGCCCCGGTGATCGATCGCTACGAGCGCGAGGTCTGGCCGTCGAAGCGTTGGGGCGCCTCCAAGGCGCACGAACTGACGGTGCTTCGCCGTGACCTTGGCGGGCGCCTCCTGAGCGATTTCTCGCAGGCGACGGTACTTGCCTACGCGCGCGGCCTGAACATCACTGGCGGGGGAATTTCCACCCGCCTGAGCTTCCTCAAGGAGGTGCTTAAAACCGCCCGCGACCTGTGGGGCTTGTCCGTTCCGTTGGGGGAGGTCGAGGCGGCCATATCGGCGGCCAAGCGGATGAAGATTGCGGGCAAATCGCAGGCGCGGACGCGGCGCCCGACACAGGCCGAGATTGACGCGGTGATCGCCTACAGCGAGGCGCAGACGCGATCCCTGATCGACCTTGGCGCGCTGGTGCGGGTCCTGTCTGTCCTCCCGCTCCGGCTGGGCGAGCTGCTTGGCATCCAGTGGGGCGACATAGACGAGGCCCGGCGCTCTGCCGTCATTCGCTCGCGCAAGCATCCCGATATCCGGGTGAGGGAGAAGAACGACCAAGAAGTGCCGTTGATCGCATTTGGCGGCGTGGACACCTACGACCTGATCGCGGGGCGGCCCCGGTACTTCGATAGCCCGTTCCCCTACAAGCGCACGTCCGTCTCGGCGGCATTCCAGGCGGCGACGATCAAGTGTCAGATCCACGACCTGCATATCCACGACCTGCGGGCGCACGCGATTTCCCGGTTGCTTGAGGGCGGCCTGCAAATCCCGCTGGTGGCGCTGATAAGCGGGCACAAGAACTGGCGAATCCTTGCGCGGAATTACGCTCGCATCGACCCGCTGTCCGTACATGACGCGCTCAAGCGGCTGTGACGGTGCGGGCTTTCAGGTAGTCCTCGACGGCGGCGGCCTTAAACAGCCTCTTGCGGCCCGTTTTCACGAACGCCGGCAGGTCGCGGTGCGGGCGGTTCTTCAGCGTCTTCACGGTGACGCCCAGCAGGGACGCCAGATCATCCTCGGTGATGAGCCCGAAGCGTTCCATCAGGTGCTGCGGTTCAGTCAAAGGGTCCTCCAAATCCAAAAGCCGGAATTACACAGGCGAGCGCGAAGCGCGAAGCGAACTCACTTCTTCACCGGGGGCGGGGGAAGAGGGAGCCAGGGGGGCTACATCTGTCATGTCTGATCTCCTGCAATCGCGCTCATATCGAATCCCTCAGCACTGTTTGACCGTTGATTTTGCGCTTCCACTTGGACTTGAAGGCGGGGGCCGGGCGGATGCCGAGGTGGCGGGCTTTCATCCGCTTGGCTTTGGCTCCAGCCGCCACGTCGGCCTTGTCCTTCACCCGCCTGCATGTCTCATGGGCGGGGCCGCAGTTGGCGTCATCGTCCGCGCCACCGAGTACCAGGGCGCGCTTGTGTTCGATGATCCACTTCTCGCCTTGGCTGGCGAATATCTTCTGCTCGCAGAGGATGCAGATGCCGCCGTGCGCTTCCCATATCCGTAATCGGCGCATCGGAGACATAGCCCGGCGCGGGGTGGTGGACACGTCGGTCATGCTGCCCGCCGTTGAGGGACCGGAAGAAGGTCGCCCGGATCAGTGAGCGCTACGCCCTTCTCGGAGAAGTGCCGATGCACGCCATCAAGGTAGGCCGTTGCCTGCTTCGTGGTCATGAGGCGGCTGATGGGGAAGTCGAGCGGCTCCATCATGAGTGCCAGCTTCTGCTCATAGGGCAGCGGCCGCACAATCGCGTCATAGCGCTCGCGAAAGCCCTCATTCTCGGCTCGGAGGATGGGAACGCCGATGGTCAGCTTGCAGTAGCCGCGCACTTCCTCCGGCGTCCAATCGCCTAGTTGCTCGGATATCTCATTCATCCAAAGCCGCTGGAGCTTGTTCTGCTTTAACGACCGCTTCCCGCCTTTCGACAGGGTTACGGTCAGCGGCAGAGGCTGGCTTTGGATGAAGCGGACCAGCAAAATGCGGTCCTGCTCCGTTTCCACGAAGCGCGTGGTCATGCGGCAATCGCCGGCAGGCTGTCGCGCTTTGCCTCAACGGAGGCGTAGATGGTTTTAAAGTATTCCTCTGGCAACTTCTCCCGAAGTTCGGCGCGGTTCTCTTCCCACCACGCTTTGAGGACCAAGCGATTGTCGGCCATGCTGATGGCAGTGGTGGCCGTCGCGGCGAGCGTGGCAATCTGCTTCCGCTCCTTGCTCAACTGGTACACGGACTTGCTGTTGCCAGTCTGCTGCTCAATTTCGGCGCGCGCCTCGTCAATGCTGTTTGTGGCGGCGTTCGCAATGGTCGGCCGGTTCTCCAGGCTCTCCGGGTCGTGGTCGTAGACGCCCTGCATTTCTTCCGCTGGCGTCGTGCCTAGGTTCTTGTCGATCAGCACAACGACATGGGCGAAGGCCGACCGGCAGGCGCGGGAAATGGCGCGGGTCTGTGCCATGGCGCGGATGGCGAAGTCAGGCCGCTTGGGGAGCATCTTGCCCCGAGATTCGCCGCCGAACCATGTCGGCTCGTCCTCGCCAACAAATCCCTCGGCCTCGGCAATTACCGCGCCGGTATCCATGCGCCGCACCTCGCCCACGGCACGGAAGCCGCCGTCAACGCGCTCAACGCCGCGAGAGGAAGCCGCGCAGCCATGGGCAACGGCGATGGCCTGCCAGCCGGTGCAGGCGACATATTTCTTCCCTTGAATATTGCTGGCAGTCTGTTTGACGATGGCACCGCAGATCGTGGCGGCGTCCGTGGACATGCGGTATGTATCGACGCCATTCGACGGGATGACGGCAAGCGCGTTCGATGTATCAACCATGACTTTCTCCCAACAGTTCGGAAATCCCAAGTCCCGGCCGCCCATAATCAAGCGCCCGGTCGATATCGTTGAGTGCGGCGAGGCAGACTTCCCGCGAGGTCCACAACCGCACGGCATTAGCGCCTTCGCGTTCCAGGCAGTCGGCGGCAAAGCGGAGCTTGCTGGCGAGCATCCGCCGTGCTTCCGATTCCGCCCGCAAGGGGGAGAGGTGCAGGCCGTCCATCAGATTGCCCTCGCGAAAAGCCAGATGATCCATCGGCGGAACAAGCCGGGCCGCCTGCGGGGTGGGACGGGGCAGATGATCGTGCCGGTGCGAGGGTCGTTCACGCCCGCATCCCCCAAGCCCGCGCCGTCTCGCGCTGGTCGTCGATGCTGTCCTCTGCGTTCTCGCAGGCATCGCTGTATCCTGCAGTTGACAGATACTCGCCCGCCCACTCGTCGAGCATCGCCTGCATGGCATCGTTGAGCGGGTGGTGGACCAGCTTGACGGAGATCAGGTCAACCTCTGCCGGGTCTGCCGGGTCAATGCGCGTGGCACGAGCGCCGGGCGTGAAGCTGTACTCGATCAGCACTTCCAGGGAATCCGGCTGCAACCCAAACGGTGCCCATGCGGTCATGCGGTGCTTGCTGCTCATACCCGTCCCTCCTTCTTGAGAAGCCTGTGATGGTCGATCATGTTGGCGATCTGGCCCTGCGTGCGGGCTCCGGCAGATTCCGCCGCGACTTCCGCCGCTTCGTCCTCCGGCATCCCGGCGTCGATCAGTTCCTCAACGATGTCGTTGTAGGCGTCTATCCACATGTCCTTCAGGCGGCTCATTTCCGTGCCTCCGCTCTTGCGTTCCACGTCTCGTATTCGTCCTGTAGAATGCTGACATCGAAGGCGAGGTCGGCAGGATCGACCCCAGCCTCGTCGGCCTCCTTCTGCTCCGCGCCGTGCAGGCTGGAGAGGAGGTCAAGAACGCGGCCGGCAAAGTCGGCGGCGTGATTGTCGATCTCCTTGACCAGTTCCGCGTCGTATGTGCGGTCACGGCGGGCCTTGACGGCCATCAGGTAGAACCGCGCCGCCTGCTCCATCTGCGTCAGTTCCTGGCGGGTGTCGGCCCACTGTTCTTCGATGTGGCGGCGGCGGGCGGCGTGTCCCGCCGAGCGGCTGGGCCAATGGTTGAGGCCGTCCATCACGCCACCAACCCGAGATCGGCGGCGGAAGCGACGCGGGGCAGGGCGTCCACGGCCTTGGTCAGGTCGCGGGCGAGCTGCTGCGCGGCTTCCGGCGTCAACTCAAGATGGGAAACCAACTCGCCGCCCCGGAGGTACAGCGTCACGCTGCCCGACTTGTCGGCCCATACGGTTGCTCTGGTCTGCATGTCTGTCTCCTCTGTTGATGAGGAGGAGTATTGCCAAAACGGCAACATACGTCAATGCCAAAATGGCAACTCCACAGACAAAATAATCCACCGACCTGCCGCCGCCGAGAATTAGATGCCTAGAAGATCCATGGTTGTCAGCACTCGGAGGACCTGCCCGACGCGACGCCGATCGATCTCGATAGCCTTGGTGGGATTGTACTGCTGAAGCCGTACCTTGGTAGGCGTGATGCCCATTAAGAGCTTGAGATAGGCTTCCCTGGTGCCGTTTTCGTCTGGCAGTAGTTCGACGACTACATGGTCGCCGTTCTGCGGCGGCCGGGTCTTCTCGACGTAGATCAGTTCCCCCGACAGATACCGGGGCTCCATAGAATTACCTTGCACATACAACGCAAACAAATCAGCACGACCATTGAAAC